GCGGTAGGCGAAGGTGCTATAGGTTTTCATGCTAATGGTAGTTTAGCCATGAATCCAATTGGAATTACTATGAGTAACCAAGCTAGTGGGGGTACTTTCTCGTACAATACTGATGCTAGCTCTCTTGAATTCTCAACTTTTAGAAATAATGGTACTCAAAAAGGAGCTATTGTTACAAATGCTAATGCAACTGCTTATCAAACAAGTTCAGATTACAGATTAAAACAAAATGTAGATTATGATTGGGATGCAACAACTGAATGTAAGAAATTAAAACCTTGTCAATTCAAATGGATTGGTGATGTTGCAATAGAAGATGGTGGTGGTGCTGCAGCACCAATTGTTACAGGATTTCTTGCACATGAATTACAAGCAGTAGTTCCTGACGCAGCTAGTGGTGTAAAAGATGCAACTGAAACCTATATAAATGATGATGGTGATAGCGCCACTCGAATAAAACCACAAGGAATAGACCAAGCTAAAATTATAGCTATACTAACTAAAACTATATTAGAACTTGAAGCTCGCATTACAGCACTAGAATAAAAAATCATTTTATATTATCAGTTTAAAAGACATAAATAAGATAAAGGTAAAAAACAATGTCGGCAATCATTACAGAAAAATTTAGACAACATAACGCAGATCAGTTTTTAGAGTCTTTTACAGAAGCCTCTCCAAACAGATATTATTTATTTTTAGGAAAGTCTACACCATTTACTAGTAGTACAACTGGTGGTTCAGATGGTATTCCTCCAATTCCCGGCGATAGTCCTCAAGAAGAATTTCGTGCATGGGACGCTATGTTGGCTGCAAAGAATATTCCTTCAAGTGATATTACAAATGCGCTTCCTCGTAGGAACTGGGCAAATGGTACAATCTATGATATGTACCAACACAACTATAATTCAAGCACTACTGCGACATCAGGTGCGACAAACCTTTATGACTCAACATTCTTTTTTATGACTTCTGCATTTAATGTTTATAAAGTACTTGACAATAATGGTGGTACTGCTTATAATGGTGCAGAACCAACAGACACAAGTAACTCTCCTGTTGCGATTGGTGGATATATTATTAAATATATGTACACCATTTCTCAGTCTGATTCTTCAAAATATATAACTACAGACTTTATACCAGTTTCTACTAATAGCACTGTTTCGGCTGCCGCAACTGATGGTGCTATCGAATCACTTAAAGTGACTGTTGGGTCTGGTTACACAAACGGAACATACTTTGCCGCAATTTACGGAGATGGTACAAGTGCTGGAACAGCTTCTGGTGCAATTGTTAGAATTACAGTTTCATCTGGTGCAATTGTTTCATACGGACTTACTGCTGGAACAGATACAACTATTAATACTGCCGGAGCTGGTTATACTTTTGGTTATGTAAATCTTGCAGATGCATTTATTTTCTCTGATGTTGGATTATCATCTTCTACTTCATTAGGAAGTGGTGGAACTGGTGGTGAAATTGAAGTTATTATTTCTCCTAATGGTGGTCATGGATTTAGTGCAATCACAGAACTTGGTGGTCATTATCTTATGACTGCAACAACACTGACTGCTGCTGAGGGTGATGACTTTACTGCTGGAAATGACTTTAGAAGTGTTGGTCTTATTGTTGACCCAACACTTTTCGGTACTACAACTGTTGCAACTAGTACGACATTCAGACAAACTTATGTTGTTAAACTTGCATCACACACAGGAACATTTGAACCTGATGAAGTAATTACACAGGCAACAACTGGTGCATCTGGTAGAGTAGTTGAGTGGGATCCTACATTGGGTCTGCTTTATTACGGACAAGAAAGTTACAAAGGATATGGAACAAATGCTACAAGTGGTGCATATGTTGCGTTTAGTGGTGCAAATTTAATTACAGGTGGAACATCTACTGCAAATGGAACACCATCAACTACTACTGAATCAATAACACTTGAATCTGGTTCTACACTATCTCTTACTACTGGTTATGCAACACCAGAACTTCAAGAGTATAGTGGCAATATAATTTATTTAGAAAACAGAAAACCAATTCAACGTGCTTCTGACCAAACGGAAGATATAAAAATTATAATTGAATTTTAGGAAATCATATGTCGCAACTTACAAATATAAATGTATCACCATATTATGATGACTTTGATAAAACAGATGATTTTCATAGGGTGTTATTTCGGCCAGGCTTTTCTATTCAGGCGAGAGAATTAACAACACTACAATCAATCCTTCAAAATCAAATAGAACAACATGGCAGTCATTTGTTCAAAGAAGGTTCTGTCGTAATTCCCGGCCAAGTATCTTATTCTAATGCTTATTATTCTGTTGCACTTGAATCCACATTCGGTAGTGAAGATGTAAGACCAAGCCAATACTATAATGCAACAACACCTGTTACACTCACTGGTGCAACCTCTGGTGTTAAAGCACAAGTTGTGGGATTCGCTGAAGGTTCTACTACTTCTCAACCATATCTTTATGTTCAGTATATTCAGACAGGTGATGATAATAATACTAGTGTGTTTTCAGATAGCGAAAACATTATTTCCGATTCTATTATTACACACACAACATCTTATGCTTCTAATGTTGCATCAGCAACAACCTTTTCCTCAAGCGCTTCTGGAGTTGGTTCTGCGGTAACTGTTGAGGCTGGGGTATATTATATTCGCGGTTCTTTTATAAGAAACGAAAAACAAACAGTAGTACTAAGTAACACATCAAAAACTGTTACATCTAGAGTTGGTTTCATTATTAACGAAACTTTAGTTAATCCAGAAACAGATGCAACTTTAACCGATAATGCAACTGGTTCAAATAACTATGCTGCTAAAGGCGCACACAGATTAAAAATTACTTTAACTCTATCTACACTAGATTCAGATTCAGTTGCTGATTCTAACTTTGTTGAATTGATTAGAACAACAACTGGTAGAGTGACTCAACTTACACGAGGAACAGATTATGCTGTTCTTGGTGACACTCTTGCTCGTAGAACATTTGACGAGTCTGGTGATTATACTGTAAGACCCTTTCAATTTTCATTAGGCGAATCTATTGATAATGATTACTTGGGCGAAACCAACGCGGGTATCTATAGTTCTGGTAACACAACTGACGGTGGTAATACTGCTAGTGAATCATTACTTGCAGTTACAGTTTCGCCAGGCAAAGCATATATCAAAGGATACGAAGTAGAAAAAACCGCTTCTACTTTCTTAGATTTAAACAAGGCTAGAGATTTTAATACAATCAATGCTGGTGTTACAACCTCTGAGATGGGTAACTTTGCATTTATCAGTAATTTATTTGGTTCTCCAGACATTGGTAATATCTCTGGTGAAACAACTCCATATGACGAAATTGAATTACGCTTAGATTTTACTTCAACTAGGGGAACTTCCTCTGGTGGTGAAATAATTGGTCTTGCAAGAGCTCGTGCAATTGAATATTTCTCTGGTACTATTGGTACTACTGCTGCAGAATATAAGTTATACTTATTTGATGTACGAATGATTACATACTTACAACTAAATGATTTGCCTTCTCCAACCCTGATTGTAAATTTTGCAACTGGTGGCGTACAGATTACTGGTGTAACTTCTGGTGCTACTGGATTCCTTTATTTAACACCAAACCAATTGTTGGGTCAGGAAGCTAAAAGACTTGCATTGACTAATGTTGTTGGAACATTCGTAAAAGGCGAAAAACTTATTTCATCTGATTCTGCTGAGACTGGTGGAATTATTGAAAACGCGACAAATGCAGATTTAACTATTGTTAGTATTGAAGGTCGAGATGCAATTACTACTCACAGATTCAATCAAGCAAGATCAGTATTTCATTCACCATCTGGGTCAGCCAATTTCTCAGCTGATTTAGTTATGAGTCTTATTGATGAAAACCCTATACAGAAACTAGATGCTAAAGATGCAGATGGACTAGACGCAGACGGTAGATTTCAGGCTGAAGATGGTTCTTCTAATCTGGCTCTTGAGTCACAAAAATTTGCAAGACTTATTGAACCTGAGAAAAACTTATCTGTATTCAAACTTCCAAAAAGTCCAATTAAGACTCTTTTAACTGCAACAAATACTGGTGCAAGTGATACTCAATTTGTTGTTCGCAGACAGTTTGTTGGAACAACCAATTCATCCGGTGCGGTTACATTCACTGCTGGAACTAACGAAACATTCAATGCATTTTCGACAAAAGATTATACTCTATCAATCAGTGTTGCTGGTGATGGTTCTGGTGCTGTTGGAGATATTGTTTCTATATCTGGAATTTCTGGAACTGGTACTGGGTCAGTAACAATCACGAACAGTTCTGTTTTTGGTGCTAGTGCGAAGGTTAAGTTTATTGGTACAATAACAAGAACCTCTGTTCAACCAAAAACAAAAACAACTAATTTGATGAAGGAACTTAAAGTTCTTGCGGCAGATGTAGATGGTTCATATGGTATTCGGGCAACGGACAAAGATATTTCTCTTGGTCGTGCTGATGCATTTAAACTTGTTGGTGTATTTGATTCACAATCAGACTCTACCGATGCAACTGCTCCAGAATTAACACTTACAAGTATTACCGGAACTTTCCTCAGAGGAGAAAAGATTACTGGTTCTTCTTCTACTGCAATAGCAAGAATTATTGACACCACTAGTCCAATGTCATATGTCTTGACAGATGGTTTTGGTGCTACAGACTTTACCACAGCTGATACAATCACTGGTACATCTTCGGGTGCAACTGCTACTGTAACTGTTGTAACATCGGGTAGTGAAGTTATTACATCAAGATTTACTTTTGACTCAGGAATGAGAGATAACTTCTACGACATCTCACGAATTGTGAGAAAAGTTTCTGCCGCTGCACCTATAGGAAGATTACTCGTAGTATATGACTTCTTCTCTCATGGTGCTGGAGATTGTTTCACTGTTGATTCATACACTGGTGTTGCCGGACAAATGGAGTATGATGATATTCCAACATACACAGGAACAAAAGTAGATCCAGATAGCCCAACGCCATCTGGTCAGTTCCAACTTGCAAACTCTTATGACTTTAGACCTACAGTTCAAAACATCACTGGTGCATCAACTACATTATCTGTTGTAGATCAAATTACAGCAAACTCATTCAGTTTTAATTTCCGTCAGTTCACTGGAACTGGTGGTGTTACAGTTGATATGCCACAACCAACAAGTAACATTCAATCTGACTTTGAATTTTATCTAGGTAAAAAGGCTGCTTTATTCTTAACCACTACTGGTGAGTTCAAACTTATTGAGGGAGTTTCAGCTGAAGAGCCTTCTCCACCTAAAGGAATAGACAATGCAATGAAACTTGCAAGTTTATCTATTCCGGCATATACATTTAGTCCAAAGGATATAAGCCTTCAAAGATATAAGACTCAAAGATTTACTATGCGAGACATTGGTAGACTTAAAGATAGATTAGAAACTATCGAATCTATGACTGCACTTTCTCTTTTAGAAAGAGATGCAGAGTCTTTTGAAATTCAAGATGCAAATGGACTTAACCGATTCAAGTCTGGATTTGTTGTGGATAACTTTGCTGGACATAGAGTTGGTGATACTATAAATTCTGATTATCAAATCGCAATTGACCCAGCTAATAATGAAGCAAGACCAGTTTGTATTATGAGAAATGCAGAGTTGATTGAATTAGCAACTACTGATTCTGATAGAACTACTGTTGGTTATCAAAAAACTGGTGATTTGATTACATTACCCTATACTAATAAAACTCTTGTTGACCAACCTTATGCGACTAGAGTTGAAAATGTACAACCATACATTAATGCTTCTTGGGTCGGACAAATACAATTAACTCCAGATAGTGATAACTGGTTTGAAACTGAAACAGCTCCTGATTTGATTATCAATGTTGATGGTAACTTTAGTTCTGTTGTCAATGCAAATAGAAATAATCTGGGAACAATTTGGAACGCTTGGGAAACTCAATGGAGTGGTGTTGTAAGCATCACGCCGGGCGAACTGCAAAATACTTCTGGAGCTGGACGAATCCCAAATTTTATCTGGCAGAGAGGTATTCAGACAGTACGGTCTGATCTTAGAAGAACTGGTTTAAACACTACAGTTGTAGAAAATGTTGTAGAAGAATCTACAGGCAATAAAATTATATCAAGAGCAGTAGTTCCATTTGTTCGTCCTAGAGAGATTACCTTTGTAGGACAAGGATTCTTACCAAACACAAGACTTTATCCTTTCTTTGAGGGTAAAGATGTTAGTGCATATGTTACTCCTGCTTCATCTACATATACGACAGACACTACAATCGTTGCTGGAAGTCCATTGATTGCTCAAACTTCAGGAAAGGTAGAAGGCACTTTCAATATTCCAGATTACAAATTTAGGGGACAACGATCTGTTCCTAAATTTAAAACAGGTGAAGTAGAATTTAGACTTACATCTAGCGCAACAAACCAAAGAGCTGGACTTGGTGGTGTTACCACTGACCCAGCAACAGCAGGATCAGTAATATATGCAGCTTCAGGTATTCTTGAAACAGAACAAGAAAGTATTGTTGCAACAAGAAACGCAACCATTGTACAAACCAATGTTTCAGAAACAACAAGTAACCTAACAACAGTACTTTCACCAGCATTTGCTGACCCACTTGCTCAGACTTTTGTGACTGATGATGAAGATGGTTCCTTTTTAACAAAGGTTGATGTTTTTGTTGCCGCGAAAGATAACACTTTACCATTGTGGGTAGAGATTAGAAATGTTGTTAACGGATATCCCGGCTCAAAGATTCTTCCTTTTGGTAGAAAATTATTGGAGTCATCTGAAATTAATGTTGATGACACAACTGGTACAACTGCAACAACATTTACTTTTGACTCTCCTGTTTATATACAGGGTGGTATAGAATATTGTGTGGTTCTCAGAACAAACAGTCTTAACTATTTAGTGTGGATTGCTCAGATGGGCGAACTTGATGTAAGTGGTTCTAATAGAGTTGTTTCCAAACAACCTTATCTTGGTGTTCTCTTTAAGTCACAAAACAATAAGACTTGGACATCTGTTAATCAACAAGATTTGAAGTTCAAATTACACAAAGCAGAGTTTAGTTCATCTACAGGTGTTTGTACATTAACAAATGATAATATCGGTGATGAAGTTACAGCAGAAGATGGCGACATTGTTTATGGTCGTAGACTACAACAGAATCCAGTTAGATTAACAGACAGTTCTACGGTTGCAAAAATTACTCATGGCGATCATGGCATGTACTCTACTTCTAATAATGTTACAATTACTGGTGTAAATTCTGGCATCTCTACTACTCTAGCAGCTGCTATTACCGCAACAGCAACTTCACTGACACTTACTTCTGCAACAAACTTTGCTGCAAGTAACAGAAGTTCTCGTTGTTATATAAAAATTGGTACTGAAATAATCTTCGGAACATTGTCTAGTACAACGATTTCAAGTTTGACACGAAGTGTTGAAGATGGAGTTGCAGTAGCTCATGCCGCGGGTGCGACAGTAGAACTTTATCAAGTGTTTGGTACTCCTCTTATTGAAATCAATAAGACACATGCTGCACTTGCAAACATTAATATAGACTCTTATACAGTTGCTCTTACTACGGCACCAACAGTTAGTGGTGCATCTACAGATGTTGAAACTGGTGGGATTATTACTTACGCAACAGAGAACTACAGATTTGAAACAGTTAAGTCAAATATTTCTCTATTAGAGTTGCCTAGTACAAAAATTAGTGCTCAACTTAAAACGACTACTGCAACAAGTCCGAGTGGTTCAGAAACTTCATTTATTAAAGACACAACCTTTAGTGCTATTTCACTAGATGAAACATTCAACATAGACACTTCTTCTATGGTCTGTTCTAATGTTAATGAAACAAATGAATTAGGTTCTGCGAAATCATTGACTCTACCAATCACATTATCAACAACAAATACCAGTGTTTCTCCTGTTATTGATACTGCAAGGCTATCAATGGTTCTGATAGCAAACAGAATTAATAATGTAGATAGTAGTTCAGATGTTTTCCCCACATCAGAATTTTCAGCAATGACAGAACCAGATGGGGATGGTAACGCAGCAATCTATATTACTAAAAAGGTTTCTCTGGAAAATCCTGCTACTTCTATAAGAATGTTCTTTGCTGGACATAAGACCAATACTTCTGAATTTAAAGTATTATTTAAAATATTACGATCAGACCAATCTGATGACTTTGATGACTTGGGTTATGTGTTCTTTAATGATGATGGAAGTCCAGATAAGACTGTTGCTGCTTCATTGGGTAAAACTAATTTCCAAGAATATGTTTATACTGCTGGAGTTAAAGATGACGATACTGGAGAACCACTTCCAGAGTTTAGTCAATTTGCAATCAAGATTGTAATGCAAAGTACAGACGCAGCTAACCCCCCACGAATTAAAGACCTTAGAGTCTTAGCACTGGCTACATAAAATGGCAGAATTTTTACAAGTAGAAGGAAAAAGAGATTTAGTTAGAGATACTAACTCTGGCGCAATTATAAATAATAATCGTAGTGCATACGATATGGCAAGACGAAGAGCATCTGAAGCAAAAAAGCAAAGAGATGAAATTCGTACTGCGACAAGACACATAAATAGTTTAAAGTGTGAGATGCACGAAATTAAATCTATGTTAGAAACTTTATTGGATAGAAACTAATGTCAATATCATCATCAGAAATTACAACCTCAGCTACCCTAGAACAATTTAGGGTTCAGTTTAACAATCTGGTTACAGATGTATTAGGTTTTGAAAGTGGTACTTCCAATTTTGCAAATGTGTCTGTTGCAGAAGATGGTAATATTACATTTGAGGGTGCAACAAATAATGGTTTTGAAACCACACTAACTGCCGCTGACCCGACTGCTGACAGAACAGTCACACTTCCAGATGCTACTGGAACATTGTTAATGACAGGTGCTACGCTCGATGGCGTTGGTACTGCTTTGTCATTCGGTGATAGTGGAGCAGCAACTGATGCAAGATTAAGATTCGGTGCAGCTTCAGATATGGATATCTACCATGATGGTACAAATTCATTCATAGACAATAAAACTGGTATATTAAAAATTGCAACTGCAACTTCTGGTATTGCTATTACTATTGGACACACAACATCAGAAACCACAATTGCAGATAATTTAACCGTAACTGGAACTGCAAATATTGTGGGTGCATTATCATTAAATGGAACAGCAATTACAGCTAGTGCGGCAACAATAAATAACTCTGCATCTATAGGTTTAACAACTGCATTGGCAGTTGCACTATAAAAGACTAGAGTAATAGAGGAAGTAAAATGGCACAGGATTTTGAACGAAACATTGCAAGGAATATCGGAACATCGGCAGTTACTATCTTTACAGCAAATAGTGATGATGCGATTGTTGGTATTAACTTAGCGAATGTAACAGTAGGACAAATTAAAATAAGTGTATATGTAACCAATAGTGGTTCTGATTTCTATATAATTAAGGATGTACCTATCCCTAGTGGTGCGGCATTACAAGTACTTGATGGTGGAGCTAAATTCGTATTACAAAGTGGTGATGCACTAAAAATTCAGTCAGATACAGCTAGCTCCTGTGATGCTTGGGTAAGTCGCGTAGACACAATCAGTTCATAGGAGTAAAGAATGCCTTATATAGGTTCGGGTTTAAAATTTGGAGGATTTGTATCTACAATCAAAGATACATTTGCTGGTGACGGAAGCGCAACATCTTTCACACTGTCAAGGGCAGTAATAAGTGCCTTTGACTTAGAAGTGTTTGTGGGCAATGTGCGACAAAATCCAGATGTTGCTTATACTGTGTCTGGTACAACTCTTGCATTTACTGGAACTCCAGCTAATGGTGAAGTAATTTATGCTGTTCATCAAGCTGGTTCATTGTCTACTATTACACCAAATTCAAACTTAGGTTCAAAAGATTATTCAATTAGTGGCGATCTTAGTCTTCTTGTTGATAACACATCTGCACTTAGTTTTGGTGCAGATTCAGAAATTGCTCTAACACATGTCGCAGATACAGGATTATTATTTAAGAATAAAAACACATCTGGTAACTCCGGTATTGGTGCGGTTCTTACTTTCCAAACTGGTGATACTGATATTGCCGCAAATAATGTTTTAGGTGAAATAAAATTCCAAGCTCCTGATGAGGGTACTGGCACAGATGCAATTTTAATTGCTGCTGGTATCGCAGCGGTATCAGAAGGTGACTTTAGTTCTTCAAACAACGCAACTAAACTTTCATTTAGAACTGCTGCTTCTGAAGCAGCTTCTGAGAAAATGTCTTTAAGTTCTGGTGGTAATCTAAGTTTTGATGGTAACTTAATAATGGGTTCTGCTACTGTTACAGAGGCACAAGCAGAAATACTTGATGGTGCTACATTAACGACAGACGAACTAAACATTTTAGATGCAAGTGCTGGTAATACTGCTATTGCTTCTGATATCGCAACTAGCGCAGGCGCGATTACATCAAACAATTTTAAAATTAAACATACTCTTACTTTAAATGCAACACTATCTGATAATGCAGAACATGCAGATATTGTAGTTACAAACAATAAAGTATTAGCAACATCTGTTATTATAGCAAGTGCAAGTGTAGATGCTCACATAAACATTCATACAATTGCAGCAGGGTCATTTAGAGTGCGTATCACTAATAAATCTGATGGAAACTTCGCAGATGACTCGACTTTGATTTTAAATTATAGAATATTATAGAATACTTGGTATTTCCTCTCTTATAAATACTAACAAAGGGGAACTCCATGCCTTCATCAAAATTTGAGTTGGATTCAGACATTGCTAGCCTGTTTAAGGACTTGGAAAAAGTTGCAAGTACTACTCAAGTTACCGCACCTCATGTTCCTAAAATACAATCAGAAGATTTTACTGAACTTTTCAGTGGGTTAAATGATGCCCATGAAGAAGCGAAGATTGAAGTTGAACTAAAATTATCTTCAGATGAAAAAGATAAACTAGAAGCATTCTCTAATCTTGTTGAAACCTTTGACGAGATTATCCAACCAGAACCAGAAATCCTACCTGAAGTTATTCAAGAAAAAGTTGTCGAACCAATTGATGAAAGTGGAAAACTCCAAGCACTTGAACAACTATTCTCTGAATTAGTTGAACCAGAACCAGTAGTGGAGATGGTTGAAACACCTAAAGAGATTGTTGTTGATGAGATCAAGGTAGAAGCTTTAATTGAAGAACCTACAATTGTAGAGAAGAAAGCAGACCTTGTAGATAAGGCTATTGCACACCTTGATGGTATGCAAGAGAAGACTGAGCTCAAAGAAGAAGTTGCTCAGATTGCAACTTTACGAAAAGAATTTGATAACTTCAGATCACTCATTGCACAACAGATATCATCAACACAAATGTCTGGTGCTGGTGGTGGTGAAGTTAGACTTGAGTTTTTAGATGATGTTAATAGAGCTAGTTCAACGGTAGATGGTAAGTTTTTACAGTATCAAGCATCGTCTGGTAAGTTTATTGGTGCAGATGCTTCTGGTGGATCATCAGCTGCTGATGACTTAACTGCTGGTGATGCCGCAGTTACTTTAACAACATCTTCTGGCAACATTACAATAGATGCCGCTGCCAACAACAGTGATATTATTTTCAAGGGAACAGATGGTGGTTCTGATATCACTATGCTCACTCTTGACGGTAGTGCTGACGGTGCAGCTGCATTTAAATCAACGGTTACTGCAACAGGAATTATAATTGGTTCGACTGCTGTTACATCAACAGCTGCTGAACTGAATATTCTTGATGGTGTTACATCGACAGCTACAGAACTAAATTTTCTTGATGGTTCAACAGCAAATAGTGTTGTAAACTCTAAAGCAGTTGTTTATGGTTCATCTGGAGAACTGGCAGGAACACTATCTACAGTTGCACAGACAAATGTTACTTCACTAGGTACTTTGACCGCATTGACTATTGACAATGTTGTGATTAATGGTTCTACTATTGGACACAGTGACGACACAGACTTGATTACCGTTGCAGATGGTATCGTAACAGTTGCAGGCGAAGTGCAAATGACCACCTTAGATATTGGTGGCACAAATGTTACATCAACTGCGGCTGAACTAAATGCTTTAGACGGAATTACAGCAGTAGTTGGAGAACTTAATGCTCTTGATATTGGCACAACAGCAATAGGTACTGCTGTTGCTTCTAAAGCAGTTATATTAGATTCCAGTAAAGACTACTCAGGTATAAGAAATCTTACTGTAAGTGGAGAATTAGATGCAGCCACTGGAGACTTCTCTGGTGCAGTAGATATTGCTGGAGACCTTACATTGTCAGCTGGTGCAGATGGCGCCCTTACATTTGGTTCTGCCAGTTCAGTTAAATTTGGTGATAACAATGCCGCATCTTTAGTCTTTGAAGAAGCTGACAATGCGTACATGACCTTTGTAACAACCAACTCATCAGAAGCAGTTAAGTTTGATAAAGCACTAGACATTAATGCGGCTGTTCAAATAGATGCCACTTTAACAGTTGGTGTTGATGATACTGGTTACGATTTCAAACTATTTGGTGCAACATCTGGCGCACATATATTGTGGGATGCATCTGATGATGCATTAGAAACAGCCGGTGGTGCAACAATTAATATCATAAAAGATAAACTAAAAATTGCTGGTACTGCGGTTACTACAACTGCTGCCGAATTGAACTTCTTAGATACTGCAGCTGCTAACTCTGTAGTCAATAGTAAAGCAGTTATCTACGGTTCATCTGGTGAACTTGCTGGTCTTCTTTCTACTGCCGCCCAAACTAATGTGACAAGTCTTGGTACTCTCACAGCGTTGACCGTTGATGATGTTGCTGTAAACGGCAAAGTCATCACAATGACAGGTTCTAGTAACGATACTGCGGTATTTACTGCCGAGGCAAATGGTGCGTTAAGTATTGTTACAACAGACGCTGGTGGTGCAGCTGGCAATATTCAAATTACTGCTGATGGTACTGCTGAACTTGCAGGCACTACAGTTACTTTAGATTCTGGTGGAAATATTGTTCTTGATGCAGATGGTGGTACGATTACCTTTGCAGATGCGAGTTCTTCATTAGGTACGATTACTTCAAGTGGTTATTCGGGTACAGCTGCTGTCGCAACAACAGTCACAATAACAGATAACGAAGATACAAATGAAGAGAATGTTCTGGTATTTGTTGCTGGAGCAGATGCAGACGGTGGTAATGTAGGACTTGAATCAGATGGAAACTTAAAATATAATCCAAGTACAGGTACATTGTCTGTTACAAATATGGTTGTTTCGGGAACTCAAACAATTGTAGACTCTGTAACAATGAATGCGAGTAATGCAGTTATATTTGAAGGTTCAACTGCTGATGCACACGAAACTACACTAACAACTATAGATGCAACAGGTGACAGAACAATATCTTTACCTAATGTATCTGGTACAATACCTGTTCTTGCAGCTGCAAGTGCGACTGCAATTACTTCGACTCCTGCTGAACTGAATAAACTTGATGGTGCAACTGTTGTGGTTGGAGAAATTAATGCATTAGACTTAGGAAGTACCGCTGTTGGTACAGCGATAGCTTCTAAAGCAGTTATATTAGATTCCAGTAAAGACTATGCAGGCATAAGAAATCTAACAATCTCAGGAGAGATAGATGCGGCAACAGGAGATTATTCTGGTGCTGTTGACATTGCAGGCGCAACAACAACCGCAGCTATAACTGCAAGCGGTATCATAAAAACTGATGATTCTACTGCGGCAACTTCTACTACAGACGGTTCATTGCAAACTGATGGTGGTCTATCAGTAGTATTAGACGCAGTTATTGGTGATGACTTACTTATGCTTAGTGATGCATCAGTCATTCATTTTGGTGCTGACAGTGATGTAACTCTTACGCACGTTGCAGATACAGGATTACTCCTAAACGGCACAAGTGTGATTCAGTTCAATGATGCATCTCAAAATATTGGTGCTCCAAGTAACGCAATCCTAGACATCAATGCGACAGACGAAGTAGAAATTAATGCAACTCTAATTGATGTCAACGGAAACCTAGATGTTTCTGGTACAGGTGTCATTGCAGGCGCAGTCACTACTGCGGCTTTAACCGCAAGTGGTATTATCAAAACAGATGATACTACAGCAGCAACTTCTACAACTGATGGTTCACTACAAACAGACGGTGGTTTATCTGTAGCTGCTGATGCAATCATTGGTGATGATGTTAAACTATTATCTGATAGCGCAGTCCTAAGTTTTGGTGCTGATGCAGAAGTTACTTTAACACACGTTCATAATGATGGACTATTACTTAATACTGATATGCAACTTCAGTTTAGGGATAGTGCAATCAATATCAGGTCAGACGCAGATGGTGATTTGGATATTAATGCAGATGACGAAATAGAACTCAATTCAACCCTAATAGATATCAATGGTAATGTTGAAATTAGTGGAACACTTGCACAAGCAGATGCCATAACAATGGCTACAAATAAAAAGATAATATTTCGTGATGCTGCAATTCACATTAGTTCAACCGCTGATGGTGATTTATCCATTGCTGCTGATGATGAAATAGATATTACTTCAACCTTAATAGATATCAATGGTAATGTTGAAATTAGTGGTACTGCGGCCATCGTAGGTATTGCTACATTTACTGATGATATCATCATAGGTGATGGAAAAACTATTGGTTCTGCAAGTGATGTAGATGCTATGACCATTGCTTCTAATGGACAGGTAACATTCACACAAACTTTAATTGGTACAGCCTTAGATATCTCAGGCGATATAGATGTAGACGGAACTGCTAATTTAGACATAGTAGATATAGATGGTGCTGTAGATATGGCTTCTACCTTAGCGGTTGCAGGAGCAACTACAACTGCGGCTTTAACTGCGAGTGGAATTATCAAAACAGATGATAACACTGCTGCTACAAGTACAACAGATGGTTCATTGCAAACTGATGGCGGTTTATCAGTAGTTTTAGATGCTGTTATTGGTGATGATTTATTCTTACTTAGTGATGCAGCTGTTCTTAACTTTGGTGCAGACTCAGATGTAAAACTAACACATGTTGCTGACACAGGACTTCTTTTAAATGGTACATCAGTAATTCAATTCAATGATGCATCACAGAGTATTGGCGCTCCAAGTAACGCAATACTTGATATCAATGCAACTGATGAAATAGAACTCAATGCAACTCTAATTGATGTCAACGGAAACCTAGATGTTTCTGGTACAGGTGCCATTGCAGGTGTATTAACAGCAAACGCAGGTGTTGTTGTAGACGAACTTACTATTGATGCTGACACCATTACAGCTACAGATGACTTCATAATAGATGCAGCAGGTGACATAACACTTGATGCAGGGGGCGGAGATGTAAATTTTGCTGATGATGGAACAGGTTTTGCATTTATTGCTAGAACTGGTAATAATGTCATATTTGGTAATCCTGTTTCAGATGGTAACATATTAATTCAAGGAAGTGACGGAGGAACTGGTCAAGTTTACATTGAAATAAACCCAGGCGTAAACGAAGGTGTTTATGCTTTTCATGCCAATGGTGCGGGTAGTAGTGGAAATCAACTTGGACTGACTCTATTTAACCAAACGAACGGCCCTACTTTATCGCAGAATACGAGTGCTAGCTCTTTTGAATTCCAAACTTTTAGAAATAATGGTACTCAAAAAGGAGCTATTGTTGGAAGTGCTAATGCAACTGCTTATCAAACAAGTTCAGATTACAGATTAAAACAAAATGTAAATTATAGTTGGGATGCAACAACTGAGTGTAAAAAATTAAAACCTTGTAGATTTAAGTGGATTGGTGATGTTGCAATAGAAGATGGTGGTGGAGATGCAGCACCAATTGTTACAGGATTTCTTGCACATGAATTACAAGCAGTAGTTCCTGACGCAGCTTTTGGTGTAAAAGATGCAACTGAAACATATATAAATGATGATGGTGACAGTGCCACCCGAATAAAACCACAAGGAATAGACCAAAGTAAAATTATCAGCATCTTAACCAAAACAATACAAGAACTTGAAGCTCGGATTACAGCGGGTGGACTTTAGTTAATGACTAAATAAGAGATAAAGGAAGAACAAATGGCTATTCCAAGTTCAAAAGTAACACTAAAAACATATTGTCTTAGAGCTCTAGGATTTGGTGTTATTGATATCAATGTATCAGATGACCAAATAGATGATAGGTTAGATGAAGCATTGCAATACTTCTCACAATATCATTACGATGGTATTGAGAAGATGTATCTTAAACATAAAATAACTGCGGCTGATAAAACTAGAGCGCTTAGCAATACAACTACTACTGCAACAGATTCAATAGATAGTGATGCAACGGCATCTTTCACAGAAGGAAACAATTTCATTCCAATGCCACAGGCGGTGGTTTCTGTATTAAGTATCTTTCCATTTGATGATGTTGCAACAAACAATATGTTTGATATTAGGTATCAACTTAGACTAAATGACTTATATGATTTTAGTTCTACTTCTGTTGTGCATTACCAACAGACAATGCAACACTTAGATTTCCTTTCACACATTCTTGTTGGTGAGAAACCTGTTCGTTTCAACCAACATCAAAATCGTCTATACATTGATATGGATTGGACAAATGATATTAGTGAAGATGAGTTTGTAATTATTGAGTGTTATCGTAAGATTGACCCAGCATCATATACTGATATATTTGATGACATCTATCTAAAAAGATATGCAACTGCTTTGATTAAAAGACAATGGGGTGCAAACCTTTCCAAGTTTAGTGGTGTCGCAATGTTAGGTGGTGTTACAATGAATGGGGAAACTATCTTTACACAGGCACAAGATGAGTTAAACAAACTAGAAGAACAAATCCAATTATCATTTGAAACACCAATTGATTATATGGTAGGATAACCAAATGGCAGTTAATAGTGCATTTCATACTAACAACCTATCCTCTATTTCTACGGAAAGAGCTTTGTATGCTGACTTAGTTAAAGAAGCAATACAAATCCATGGCCATGATGTGTTTTATGTTAATCGTACAACTGTTGCTCTTGATAGTGTTCTTGGTGAAGATGCACTTTCCAAATTTACAAACGCACAACCTATCGAAATGTATATAGAAGATGCAGAAGGTTTCGGTGGCGACAAAGAAATTATAACACAGTTTGGTTTAGAAAACCGCAACGAAATTACTTTTGTTGTTTCCAAAGAACGCTTCCAAGAACTGGACAGCCAGATTACACTAGAGAGTGGAACAGGTACTACAGGTGGTTCTATTGTATTGGAAACAGCTACAACAGACACAACAGTGGCTGGGTCATCCGTATTAACTGTTGTAAATAATAACAACTTTTATATAATACAAGACACCGCACTAACTGATGCAGACAGACCAGTTGAAGGTGACTTAGTTTTTCATCCTGTTCTGGAGAAGATGTTTGAGATTAACTTTGTAGACCACGATGAACCATTCTATCAACTAGACAATAATCCTGTTTACAAATTGCGATGCAAACAGTTTGAATATAGTTCAGAGGATATGGCAACTGGTATTGAAGCTATTGATGCAATTGAAGATGCCTTATCAGTTGACTCAAGAGCATTCCAGTTTACATTAGAACAAGAAGGAACATTCAACGAAGACATTAGACTAGAGTTCTCACTTGACGGACTAGTGTTAGAGGAAACAGACGGTGATAATATCGTTGCTGAAGATGATACACATGGTGGTGCTATCCAGTTAGAAAATGCTGCTGATAGTGGTGACGCTGAGTTCCTAATTTCAGAAGACTATATAATAGGTGATTACAATATAGATAAAACAGCACAAAATGAATTGTTCGATGAACTTGATGATACCGTCTTAGATTTCTCAGAATCAAATCCATTTGGTGATATAGGGAGTAGTACATAATGCTAGGACAATCATTTTACCACGAAACAGTAAGAAATGTAATCGTTGCTTTTGGAACGATGTTTAACAATATTCAGATTGTTCGCAAGGACAATACTGGTGCAGTAACTCAGGCAATGAAAGTGCCACTTGCGTATGGGCCGAAACAAAAATGGTTAACTAGATTAGACCAAGACCCATCACTTGCCACATCAACTGCAATTACTTTACCAAGACTAGGTTTTGAAATTGGTTCATTGACATATGATCCAACTAGAAAAATGAATCGTGTTCAGAAATTCAAGAAAGTAAAAGCTTCTGGTGCTGACGCAGGAAAACTTGACTCACAATATATGCCTGTTCCATATAATATGGACATTACATTATATGCCATGGCAAAAAACTCTGATGATGCACTACAGATTGTAGAACAAATTCTTCCTTATTTCCAGCCTGATTATACAATCACAATAAATGACAACTTGGGTATGGGTATCAAAAAAGATATTCCTATTATCTTAACATCTGTTGGTTATGAAGATAGTTATCAAGGAGATTTTGAAAGTCGTAGAGCAATCATTTATACTTTATCTTTTACAACTAAGTTTTATCTATATGGCCCTGTCACTTCTTCAAGTGTTATCAAAACCGTACAGGTAGACCAGTTTGCAAATCTACCAGAAGTTGCACCCACAAGAGAACAAAGATATACCGTTACACCTTCTCCATCAACCGCTGATGCCGATGATGACTTTGGTTTCAATGAAACATCATCATTCTTTGAAGATGCAAAAACTTATGACCCTGTTTCTGGTACAGATAAAAAATAAGGATTATTATGAAGGACACCGAGCAAATCATTGGTGACGCTTTGGGAATACTTGACTTTGACCCTGATAAAAAAGAAATCAAAGAACACAAGGATCTCCCTCGTGTTATACCACCTACCAACGAAGATGATGTTGATAATGACTACAAGTATCAAAGAGAAAATCTTTACAACTTAATTGAACGAGGTCAAGATGCAATTGATGGTATCTTAGAGCTTGCAAAAGAATCAGAGCATCCAAGAACCTATGAGGTTGCACTGAATGGTATCAAACAGGTTGCAGAGGTTACAGAGAAACTTGCAGACCTTCAAGAAAAAATGAGAAAGTTAAAAGAAGTTCCTAACAACGCGCCTAAGAGTGTGACCAATGCATTGTTTGTTGGTTCTACTGCGGAATTACAAAAGATGTTAAAGGGTAAACCTGATGACTGAAACAACTTATCTAGGAAACCCTTTACTCAAAAAGGCAAATGTATCTCAAGATTGGACTGAGGAGCAATTGCGTGAATATTCAATTTGTATGGAAGACCCTCTATACTTTATTCAAAATTATGTAAAAATTGTTTCTCTTGATTTGGGTTTAGTGCCTATCAAGATGTATGACTTCCAAAAAGAAATGGTTGGTACATTCCACAACAATCGCTTTACTATTTGCAAACTACCTCGTCAGTCTGGTAAATCTACCATTATGATTTCATATATTTTGCACTATGCATTATTTAACGATAGTGTTAATATTGCAATCCTTGCAAACAAAGCGTCAACCGCAAGAGACTTATTGGGTAGGCTGCAACTTGCATATGAAAACTTACCTCAGTGGTTACAACAAGGGATTATGTCTTGGAACAAGGGTTCTCTAGAATTAGAAAACGGATCTAAGATACTTGCATCTTCTACTTCTGCTAGTGCGGTTCGTGGTGGTTCTTATAATATCATCTTCCTTGATGAGTTTGCATATGTTCCCTCTAATGTAGCAGAACAATTTTTTAGTTCTGTGTATCCCACAATCTCATCAGGTAAAACTACGAAAGTCATGATAGTAAGCACCCCTCATGGTATGAATATGTTTTATAAACTATGGGTAGATGCCGAAGAAAAGAGAAATAGTTATATTCCTGTTGAAGTTCACTGGAGTGAAGTGCCCGGCCGTGATGAAAAATGGAAGAAAGAAACCATTGCAAACACGAGTGAACAACAATTTAACACAGAGTTTGAATGTGAGTTTCTTGGTTCTATTGATACACTCATATCTCCAACAACTCTAAAAAGATTAACATATAGAACACCAATTCAATCTAATGCTGGACTAGATGTTTATGAACAACCCAAAGAGGGTAATACATACCTATTGACTGCTGATGTGTCCAGAGGGGTCGCTAACGACTACTCAGCGTACATTGTGTTTGATGTTTCGCAAGTTCCGTATAAGGTGGTTGCAAAGTTCAGAGATAACGAAATTAAACCATTACTGTTCCCACAGAAAATACATCAGGTTGCAAAGGCATATAATACAGCATTTGTTCTAATTGAAGTAAATGATATTGGAGAACAAGTCGCAAACGCTATGCAGTTTGATATGGAATACGACAACCTTATTATGGCATCTATGCGTGGTCGTGCTGGTCAAATACTGGGCGGTGGTTTTTCTGGAGGTAAGGCTCAGTTGGGTGTAAGGACAACCAAAGCAGTCAAGAGAATAGGGTGTTCTAATCTAAAACAATTGGTTGAGGACAATAAACTTATCATAGAAGATTTTGATACAATCAACGAACTATCTACATTTATTGTCAAAGGTTCATCACACGAAGCAGACGATGGATGTCACGATGATATGGTTGCGTGTTTGTTTATCTTTGCGTGGGTGACCGATCAAACTTATTTTAAAGAACTTACTAATAACGATATTAGACAACAGATGTATTTGGAAAACCAAGACCAATTAGAACAGGACATGGCGCCATTTGGGTTTGTGGTTGATGGATTAGAAGATGATAATAACGGAACTGCTATAGATGAATATGGAACTAAGTGGAGTCCAATAGTTAGAACTTATGATACTAACTGGTAAAGATATTAAAGAAACTCAATTAAATCGTTGTCAAGCTTAATCCAACAATTAGAACAGACAACTTTACATTGATTCATTAGTTTATGAACTTCTTTTCTACTTTCGTCATTAGCACCAACACGTTTTGTTTGTTTACGAATTAATACATCATGCGGATAAAGTTTAAGGCACACAGTCTCGCTTTCTCCACAATGAATACAAAATTCATCACCAAGATGGTTGTTTAACCAAGACACCCTCTTTTGATAGTTTCTACGGGCTACTTTTTTTATAGTTTCTTTATATTTTTCGTAGTGTTCGTTTGTCATGGTACTATTTATAAGTTTTACAGCATATAAAACCTAGTTTTTAGAAACTTAGTTTTTATAAATAAAAGGAAATAAAGGGTAATCGTTTAGATTAAGGAGTAAAAATTATGTCATTTTTAGTCTCGCCTGGCGTTAGTGTCAGAGAAGTAGATTTAACAAATGTAGTTCCAGCTGTTGCAACCTCTGTTGGTGCAATCGCCGGTGCGTTTCAAAAGGGCCCAGTTGGTTCTGTAACAACCATTACATCAGAAGAACAACTGGTGCAAATATTCGGAAAACCTCAAACGGCAAGTAATCAGTTTGAAACATTTTTTTCTGCTACAAACTTTTTACAGTATGCAGATAATTTAAAAGTAGTAAGAGCAGAAAGTGCAATACTAAATGCTGGTGCAAACTCTGGAATACTTATTCGTGACGATGACCACTATCAAGCATCTTTTGAAGATGGTTCTGGTTCTCATGGAGAGTGGGCCGCAAGGACTGCTGGAACTCATGGTAACGGAATTGGTGTAGATATCTGTCCAAGTGCAAGAGCATTTGCACAACCATTAGGTTCATTGAACTTAGTGAATGGTGCTGGTGCAGTTGGTGACTTATCAATTACAGTTGATAACCAAGATGCAGCTCTTGCGGTAATCGCAGTTGGTGATATCATTTCTTTCCAAACTGCTTCAGTTGTTGTTGGAGTAGTTGCTGGTGCAATCACAGTTGCTACTAAAAACTTAGTAGTTGACGGAAACTCTGGTACAATCGTAGTTGGAGATAGAGTACTCGGTGCTGGTATATCTGATGGAGATGTAGTTGTTAAAGTTGTAACAATAACCGACCAACAGAACCTTGTACTTGATAAAGCAATCACAGTTGCAGATAACGCCCCTCTTGTATTTTCAAAAGATACACAAGTAGAATCTAAAGGTGAAGAATATGAAGTAAGTTCAGTTTCTTCTGAAACTTTAACAATTCGTTTACTTGATGACCCTGCTGGTGCTGGTTTACAAACAATCATTCCAGACAATTCACTTATCACAAGACGTTGGAGATTTTCTGACTTATTTGATGAGGCGCCGGGCACATCTGCATGGTCTACTGAAAATGCTCGTGGAGAAAAGGACGAAATTCATGTTCTAGTTTATGACACAGTTGGTGATATCACAGGATTTGCAGTAGGTGTTGCTGGACAAAGAACAAGTTCAGTAATAGAAAGATTTACAAATATGTCAAAGAACCCAAATGCTAAAACAGCACAAGGTTCTAACAACTATTACTCAGATGTTATCTTCGCACAATCACAGTTTATTTACTGGACAGATCATTTAGCTGCTGGTTCTAACTGGGGAACAGATATCGCATCTGGTACAGACTATACACTAGTAAGTGGTGTTGATGTTTCTACATTAACTGGTGGAACAGATGACTTTGCAACAACTAATGGTGAGATTACACTTGCATATGATAAGTTTCTAGATACAGAATCATTAGATATTAACTTAGTTATAGGTGGTTCTTCAAGTGTTACTGCTGATACAGAAGCAAATATGGACACTCATGTAACAATGATTACCGCTCTCGTGGAAACTCGTAGAGATTGTGTAGGATTTGTTTCTCCATATCGTGGTGCTACAGTAGGAATCGCAAATTCAATTACTGCAACTAAAAATGTTGTAGATGGTTTCAATACTTGCCCAAGTTCATCTTATATGGTTTTCGATAGTGGTTATAAGTATATGTACGATAAGTACAACGATGTATTCCGTTTCGTACCTTTGAATGGTGATACTGCTGGTCTTTGTGCTTTCACAGACCAAATTGCAGATTCATTCTTTTCCCCTGCTGGTTTCAATAGAGGAAATGTTAGAGGTGCGGTAAAACTTTCGTTCAACCCAACTAAGGCAGAACGAGATCAACTTTACAAGGCAAGAATAAATCCTGTTGTCAATTTCCCAGGCCAAGGTGTGGTTCTGTTTGGTGACAAGACTGCTCTTTCAAAACCAAGTGCATTTGATAGAATCAATGTAAGGCGTTTGTTCTTACTTCTTGAAAAAGCAATTTCAACTGCTGCTAAATTCCAACTCTTTGAGTTCAATGATGAGTTCACAAGAGCACAATTTAGAAATCTAGTTGAACCATTCTTGAGAGATATTCAAGGAAGAAGGGGTATCACAGACTTTAGTGTTATTGCAGATGGAACAAACAATACTGGTGAGGTCATTGACCGAAACGAGTTTGTTGCAGACATCTTCATTAAACCTGCTAGGTCTATCAACTTCATATCACTTAACTTTGTCGCTGTAAGAACAGGCGTAGCATTTACTGAAGTAGGAGGCTAAAATGGCTAGTATAGATGACTTTAAAGCAAATCTGATTGGTGGTGGCGCTAGAGCCAACCAATTCAGAGTAACAATGACACCACCTTCTGGTATCGCTATTGGATTAGATGTTCGTAGAACTTCATTCCTCGTAACTGCTGCTCAATTACCAGCATCTACATTGACTGAAATTCCAGTTCCATTCAGAGGTAGAAATATCTACATCACAGGTGATCGTCCAGCACCTGAGACTTGGAATGTTACTGTATACAACGATACTGATTTTATGATTAGAAACGCGATGGAATTATGGCAGAATGGTATTAACAGTTATGTTGATAACACTGGTGTAATTTCTCCTTCTGATTATCAAACAGATTTAACTGTTGAACAATTAGACAGAGATGATACAGTTCTAAAGAGTTATATCTTCAGAAATGCGTTTCCAACTTCAATTGCTGCAATCGAACTATCGAATGCAGAAGCAACTGAGATTGAAACATTTGAAATAAACTTCAGATATCAACACTTTGAACCTTCAGGTGTGAGTTTCTAAACCTACTAAATATAACACAAGGTAGGAGATTAACATATAATGGCTGAATTATTTGGTTTTAAATTTGAAAAAGTGTCCGACACTGGCTCTCAAGAAAGGTTTACTGAACCCAGTTCAGAAGACGGAACTCTTGAGGCTGCCGGTGGCGGGTTTTATGGACAACTGTTAGATACAGACGGTAGAGAACGAACCGAGCACGACTTGATTCGTAGATATCGTGATATAGCACAACAACCTGAGTGCGATAGTGCAATTGAAGACATTATCAACGAAGGTATTGTTGCGAATGAAAAAGATCAAGCGATAGCAATTGTTCTTGATAGACTTGCATATCCTAAAAAGATTAAAGATCGTATCAGAGAAGAATTTGATACGGTTTTAGAGCTTCTTGATTTTGATACAAAAGGACACGACATCTTTCGTAGATGGTATGTAGATGGTCGTCTTTTTTATCACAAGGTTATTGACCAGAAGAATCCAAAAAAAGGTGTTGTAGAAGTAAGATACATTGAACCTAAAAAGATTCGCAAGGTTAAAGAAGTAAAGAAAGATATAAAGTCTGGCACTAGTGTCACACTTATTAGAAATGTAAATGAATATTATCTTTATAATGACAAGGGACTTAAAACAGGAACTACTGAGGGAATAAAAATATCTCCAGACAGTATTACCTATGTTCCATCTGGTTTAATTGACCAGAACAAAGGTCATGTTCTTTCTTATCTAAACAAAGCAATCAAACCTGTCAATCAGTTGCGTATGATTGAGGACTCTCTTGTTATCTATCGGGTATCAAGGGCTCCAGAAAGACGCATCTTTTATATTGATGTTGGTAATCTTCCAAAGATTAAAGCAGAGCAATACCTCAAAGATGTTATGAACAGGTATCGCAACAAATTGGTATATGATGCATCTACTGGTGAAATCAGAGATGACAGAAATCAAATGTCAATGCTAGAAGATTTCTGGTTGCCTCGTAGAGAAGGTGGTCGTGGTACAGAGATAACTACTCTTGCTGGCGGTTCTAATCTTGGCGAGATTGATGACATTACATACTTTAAAAAGAAACTATTCCAATCACTAAATGTACCTATTTCTCGTTTAGAAGCAGAATCAGGATTTAGTCTTGGTCGTTCTACAGAAATTACTAGAGATGAGTTGAAGTTTACTAAGTTCGTACAAAGACTACGAAAAAAGTTTACTCCCCTTTTCACTGATATTCTAAAGACACAGCTTATTCTTAAAGGTGTAATTACATTAGAAGATTGGAAAAAGATTTCACAACACATTCAGTATGACTTCTTACAAGATGGTCATTTTGCAGAACTTAAAAGAGCTGAGTTGTTAGAAAACACAATCAATTCTTTAGGTAGTATTGAGTCTTATATCGGTACATTCTTTAGTAAAGAGTGGGTACAGAAAAATGTCCTTAACTTTACTGAAGCAGAGATTGAAGATATGCAAGATCAGATTAATAGAGAAGCAGGACTTGACCCCGAAGAAGGTGGAGTTGATTTACCAGTTGGTTCTGATGGTATTACAAGATACCCATCAGTTGACGGAAATCCTTTACCGGCAGATGATGCTGCTAAGTTTCAAGGTCAGCAAACCGCAGACGACAAAGCTAAGTTAGCATCAATTGGTAATAAAGAAAATGGAGAAGAAAAATGAGTGCAGATAACTTTGTAGGATCACTACAACAAAAAGATATGCTGGGAGCAGAAGATGCTTTCAAAACAGCAATGTCATCAAAAATAGGTGACGCACTAGAAGACAAAAGAAAAGAAGTAGCTGGTTCTTTTATTAAGAACCACATACCAGAAGTTGAGGAAAATGAAACAGTTTAGCAACTTAATTAAATCTCTACCAGAGAAAGACGAACACAAAAAGTCTAAGGAGTATAAGAAATTAGCTCCAAAGATGAAGGGTGCTGTGGACGAGATTTTTAAGAAAATGGACGCTAAACCTTCAGATTTCCTAAATACTTTTGAAAAGACTATTAACCAAGTATCCAAGAAATATAAAGTGCCAGAAAGAGTGCTTATGGGATACTTTGAAAAAGAAATGTTATCATTTTAAGGAGTTAGACAATGGCATTTACCACAAGAACATTAAGAGATACAGTTGTCAACGCTCCCGGCGCTGGCGGAAAAGTTACTATCTTAGTTAATATTGATAATGATACAACTACAACCAATGCTATTTTAGATGCAAGTGCATTAGACGGACACGCCAATGGTGCAAAATTACACATTCTGAGAATTTGGTGGGGTTTAGTACAAGGATCTGCTGATGATGATACAGGTCATGCTGCAATTATTGAACAAGGCGATTCAGATATAACATTAATTGACCTTGCTGGAAGTGGCCATTATGATGGTTCTGCTGGCGCGATTGAATCTGCTGCAACAAATACTGGTGCAACCTCTGGTGATATGGAACTATCTTGTCAAGGTACATCAGGTTTTGTATTGATTGAGTTTAGAAAAGATGAAAACTATACTACATAAGGAAACAGAACTATGGCATATACAATGAAGTTAATTTCAGAACATGTCGAGTCTGATACTGACTATCTTATCGAAGAAAAAGAAAACGGCAAGAAAGATTATAAGATAAAAGGTATTTTCATGCAAGCAGACATTAAGAACCGTAATGGTCGTCTGTATCCCATGAACATTCTCAGTAAAGAAGTAAAACGATATAACAAAGAGTATATCGAAGAAAAACGTGCTTTCGGAGAGTTGGGTCATCCAGATGGGCCAACGGTTAATCTTGAGAGAGCATCACACATGATTACTGCACTTTATCCAGACGGTAAAAACTTTATTGGTGAGGCTAAGATTCTTAGCACACCAATGGGTGAGATTGTAAAATCGCTTATGGATGATGGTGCAAAACTAGGTGTTTCATCTAGGGGTATGGGTAGTTTAGACCAGAAAAATGGGGCTAACATCGTGAGAAGTGACTTTTACCTAGCAACAGCAGCAGATATTGTTGCTGACCCATCTGCTCCCAACGCATTTGTTGAGGGTATTATGGAAGGTAAAGAGTGGGTCTGGAACAACGGTTTGATTTTAGAAGCCGATGTTGCCAAGATCAAAGAGGACATTGAAAGGAACCACAGGAAAGGCAACACTGGCGCGGATGCGTTAGCCTTTGCTAAGTTTCTTCAAAAACTTTAGTTTTATAAATAACTGTAACATATTGTAATAGACAAAAAGGAGTTAATCCCCATGGCAAATGAATTAGACAAAACCATTGAGGAATTAGAGGCAGAAGTAATTGGTGAGCTTGAAGAAGCTAATGGCCAAGACGCCCCTATGAAATCAGCGGCTGCTGCCGATAAAATGGATACTGTAGATGGTGAGGTCGAAGATACGGGCGCACCAGTTACTAGTCCATCACAAAAAGATTCTCCTGCTAAAAAGATCGCTAGTAAAGTGAAACAAGTAAGCGGAGATGCTCAACAAAAATCACAAGGTGCTCCAGATAAAATGGATACACCAAATGATGGACAAAAGAAAGTTGCTAAACCACTCGCTGCTGGATTTTCAGCAGAGGGAGAAGAAGTAATATCAGAAATGGACAAAATGGAAGACGAAATGCCTTCAATGAAAACTAAGAAAGATGCTATCAACGCAATGTATGAAAAGATTGCTGAGATGGAAAAGATGCCTGCTGAGAAAGCAAAGCAACTTGCTTCATCCTACTTAAAAGCAGGAATGGGCATGTCATACGGAAAAGAAACAGAAGAAGAAAAAGTCAAAAAGGAATCAGTCGAAAATCGTCTGAAGTCTATTGATGTTTCTGAACATGTTGAAGCCTTAATGACAGGTGAGGGTGACCTTTCTGAAGAATTTAAACGCAAAGCCGCAACAGTTTTTGAGGCTGCTGTTAAATCCAAAGTTCGTTCTGAAGTTGAAAGAATGGAAGACGAATACAAATCTGAACTGGAAGAAAATATTACCACAACTAAAGGTGAGTTAACTGAAAAAGTTGACACTTATCTTAATTATGTTGTTGAAGAATGGATGAAAGAGAACGAGTTGGCTATCGAAAGAGGCTTAAAAGGCGAAATCGCTGAAGACTTTATCTCAGGTTTGAAACAATTGTTTGAAGACCACTACGTTGATGTTCCAGATGAAAAGTACGATGTGCTAGAAGCACAGTCAGAAAAGATTTCTGAATTAGAAGGTAAGATTAATGAGATGATGGAATCCAACATCGAAATTAAATCTGCAAACGCCTCTCTAGTGAAAGAGTCTGTCATGTCAGAGGTTTCCTCAGACTTGGCTGATACCGAAATTGAAAAGTTTAAGTCGCTTATCGAAGATGTTGACTTTGTTAACGAAACATCTTATCGTGAGAAACTTGGTACATTGAAGGAAAGTTATTTTCCTAATGGTGTAACACCTCATGCAGATACAGCTACAGAAACACTTGATGATGTAGACTCTGGCATCGCACAGGACATTGACACAACTCAATCAATGGCATCTTATATGTCGGCAATTGGTCGAACTGTTAAATAGTGCAAAATTAACAATTTTATAAATAGTAGAATACTAAAAGGAGAAACAAAATGTTTCAGACAGAACATCTACAAGAAAAGTGGCAGCCAGTCCTTCAGCACCCTGATCTTCCTGAGATCAAGGATAGCTACAAGCGCGCCGTCACTACAATCATCTTGGAAAACCAAGAAAAAGCTCTAAGAGAAGACAAGAACTTCTTAAACGAAACAGTATCTACCAACTTTGTTGGTGGTAATGCTTCACTAGATACATGGGATCCCATTTTGATCTCTCTAGTAAGACGCTCTATGCCTAATCTTATCGCATACGACATCTGTGGTGTACAACCTATGACAGGCCCCACAGGACTTATCTTTGCAATGCGTGCTCGTTTCGCATCAATGGACGGTGCTGAAGCACTTGCCGATGAAGCATTCCCAGATATATCTAACCAAAACGCTGCCGGTACTATTGGTGGTGGAGACATTGGTGCAACTGAAACCAACCCTGCTACATTGAATGACAGTCCTTCAGCTGGTACTTACACAAGTGCTACTGGTCAGACTACAGTTCAAGGTGAAGCACTTGGTGATTCAGGAACTAATGCTTTCGGTGAAATGGCGTTCTCAATTGAGAAGCACACTGTTACTGCTGTAACTCGTGCCCTTAAAGCTGAGTACACTATGGAACTTGCACAAGACCTTAAAGCAATTCATGGTCTTGACGCAGAAACCGAACTTGCAAATATACTTTCATCTGAAATCCTCGCTGAAATTAACCGAGAAGTTGTTCGTAACATCTATGTATCTGCTGTTAAAGGTGCTCAGGTTAACACAACTACTGCTGGTATTTTCGATTTGGACACCGACTCAAATGGTCGTTGGTCAGTTGAGAAGTTTAAAGGTTTGATGTTTGCAATTGAACGAGATGCTAACGCTATCGGTCAACAAACTCGCCGCGGTAAAGGTAATATGTTACTAGTATCTGCTGATGTTGCTTCTGCACTTCAAATGGCTGGTGTACTTGATTACACTCCTGCATTAAACAACAACTTGAATGTTGATGATACTTCAACTACATTCGCTGGTGTTATGAATGGTCGTTATAAAGTGTATGTTGATCCATACTCTGCTAACGTATCTAGTTCACAGTACTATGTTGTTGGTTATAAAGGTACTTCACCTTATGACGCTGGTATGTTCTACTGCCCATATGTTCCATTACAAATGGTTCGTGCGGTTGGTGAAAATACTTTCCAACCAAAAATCGGCTTCAAAACTCGTTACGGAATGGCTGCAAATCCTTTCTCAACTGGTACTGTCGCTGCTGGTTCAAATGGTGCGATTGCTATATCATCTGCAACCAACAAGTACTACAGAAAAGTAAAAGTTTCAAACTTGATGTAAGACTTGTTTTTAAAGTACTTAAAGAGGAACCTTCGGGTTCCTTTTTTTTGTCTTTTTTTTCTTTATAAATATAAGTATGACAACAGACTCATCACCACTCAATAGACAACCAGACAAGTTAGACTACGCTAGTCCAACCCAGTTTC